TTCAAACTTAGTGAAGAACCTTGCAACCCGTTCGGCATCACGCTCTTGCTCAGCCATCTCAAGGAGGTCTTGGCGAGTGCGTCCAGTTAGCTCGTCATATTCATCAAGCCAAGTTAAGAAGCGTTCATCGGAGTTGAGTGTTACCCAGTTAGGTGCCAACGCATTCAGCCTGTCGTAGAAGGTGGCCTCCGTCGTCTTTGCAGTAGTTGTGACTACTTGCTCCATGCGGCGTTTAAGGTCAGCAATCTCCGCATCTTTTGCGGTGGTAGCTTGTTGGGTTGCTCTTTGAATAACATCGAGCAGGTCTTCTCCGTACTTCTCTTTATCGGCGTCAGTGATGAGTGGGGCTTTGTTCGCTTCCGCCTGACTCTTCAGACTTTCGATCTGTGCTGAAAGCTCCGCCATTTGGGATCGGAGCTCTTTATTTTCCGCGGCCATTCTTGGCACCTCGGCCCGGTACTTCCCTTCAATTACCTTATACCGCTGTTCCCATTTCTCATCCTGTGGCGGGGCTGGCGGCTCCTGAGGTGGAATCCCGCCATTCCCATCTGCCTGTAAATCCATTGGAGGATCTTGTGGCGTAGGGTCGGATGGTTCATTGGGAGCCGGATTAGGATCTACGGGATCGGGCTCGGGGTTTTGAATTCCATTGCGGTTCTCATAAAACTGCTTATGGAGTTCGTTAGCTTTGTCTTCAGCTTCGCGTACTTTGCGTGGGATTGCCATAAATTTCTCCATGAGTCTCAGAGCCACGTCTGGTTATCCGAGATGTTCATTATTTGCTAACACTACCCCGTTAGCTTGGGGATCGTCGATTATCTCGACCGAATCTTTCTAATCGTATCCTCTGCCCCGTCAGCCTTTTCCAATATGGAATTGAGAACTTGTTGAGCCCCTTGGTTCCAGCGAAGTTGAACTTCGTCCTTGGTAATCGGGGTGGTCTTCTCAAGTTCACGCAGCGACTCGTGCAACCAACTCTTCACTATCTCAAAGTGAATGTTGCCTTGCAATTGAGCAAGAGAACTTATTGTTTCTTGACTAATGTGTGATAACACAAATTACCTCTTCATTGCTTTCATCGCATCCATGTACGCCTTGTAGGCGCGATCACGTTCTTTTTTCTTTGCCACATTACTTGGGTCTGCCCTTGATGCGTTATCTGCATCCTTGAAGGTCATGCCTAATTTTTGAACAGCTTTCTCTGTTGGGTATGGCTTATCCTTGCGGTCTTCGTTATTACCGCCCTTAGCGCCAACCTTAGATGTCCTAACCTCGTTATCGACGCCCCTAGCTGTAGGCTTAGATGTACGAGATTCATTATCCACTGGAGGACGAGGGTTATTAGGAATAACAACCGAACGAGTAGGAGCGCTTGCCTCTGGTGCTCTGGCAGATACTGGTGCAGTATTTGTTGTTGGGGTACGACGACGAACTCTTGCTGGTGTCGCATCACCCATCGGGCGCATTACCATATCAGCCTCAGGAGTACTCTCTGTCTTGCCAGTCATAGCATCACGCTTCATTGACTCGTCTTTAGAATACTCTTGTGATGGTGTTGGCGATATATCTTTAGTAGCAACAACCTCGTCTATTGCTTTCGATACATCGGGAGCTTTCTTGCCGCTCATTACCATCGAAGCATTACGCATGCCGTCGCCTTGCAGCTTGGCGTTCTCTGCAAATGCTTTTTGGTTTTGATACTCTTGACGACCGCGACCAGCACCATAACGCTCGTAAGCCAAACTACCCGGCTTATCAATGTCGCCTTCTTGGAAACGGTTTACTGTATTTCGAATGCTGTCCATAAACCCGGGACGACCTGCAGCCTCGCGCTCACGATTAGAAGCCTCAAGACCCATCTGCTTCAATTGCTCTTCGGTAGGATCTCCGCCGTCAGCTAAGAACGCAGCATTAGTATGCATGTGCATTTCTTTAACGATGGCGCTATCAGTGTGCTCGCTATGAAAGATAGGACGGCTCTGAACACCGATCTGAATCTTTGAGTTGCTAGTTTTCTTGTGATTGGCACGTAGCCAGTCAGGTACATTCCCGGACATTTTGCCTCCTTAGCACTTCTTCTTTTTCATAACCTTGCCACCGTTTGCCATCTTCTTCTTTTCCATTTGCTCTGCTTCGGCATACTGCTTCGGTGTCATCTTGCCTTTGGCTATCATCTTTGCCTTACCCATGTCAGCCTTGTGGCCTTCCTTGGCTTCGCCTTTCTTGTACTGACGAAGAGACATCTCGCCATTACGCAACGCCTTAGCTTCTGCCATTTCTTCCTTGGGTGATTCCTTACCTTTGAATTTTTTCATCACTTCAGAATCCTTTAAAGGGCCTTTCATTTTGTGAGCTGGCATAATCGCCTCCTTAAACTAAGTTGTTTTCTGCTAATGCGGCTAGTATCTTATCCGCCATATCAGACTGGATTGCCTCTTCCGCAGTCATACCGACCTGCCCACCGTCAGCCAGCATCTGTGGCTCTGGTGGTAATGGTTGAGATTGTGGAATCTGTTCTGGTGCTGGAGTCTGCTGCATCTGTGACGCAAGCTGTTGAACCATTTGTTGCGCTAACGCTTGAGCCTTCATGTTGATCTCTTGCTCCCTCATGCTGTCCGCATTGGGAACCAGCTTCTCTGTATCCATCTGCAAACCACGCGCAGCTTCACGCAGCAGATAGGCACGACCTTGGAGGCCAGTGATCTGAGAATCAATTGGGTTGGCTGTAGCAACAAGGAATTCATTGCGGCGCATCTGCAGAGTTTCTTTATGCAGAAGGCCAATTGCACCTTTGGCAATTACGTTGAAGTCGCCCTTGATGTAAGGATCAGGGTCGAACATCATATTGTGTATATATAGTTTCTGCACTATACCAGATACTATTGTATCAATGTTTGCAATTGCTTGTTTGATACCTTTGCTTGCATTGTCCATCAACATAGATAAGCCAGATGCTGTTCGACCTGCACCAGAAACAGCAGAGCTACCATATACATAGTTTGGTATGCCAGTTACTTCATCAGCTTGCCTTGCGAATTGCGTAAAGACCTGCATCAACTCACCAGCGTTTAAGCTTGGCTGGAAGAATCGAATAGCTGGTTGACCGCCGCCAGTCTTGTCGCTAGTGGTCTGCCATATCTTCCAAGGATAGATATCAGTAATGTCCTCACCATCTGGGAGACGATCAACTGTTACCTCAACCTGTGGGCCGGACGCAACACCCATGTTGTTTGCAATGGAACGAGCAGCAGCATTACACATGACTTGTGTATCGCGCATGATCTCACCCAAAGCAAAACCCCAGAATGAATCAGGGATATCTTCCCACGAAGCAATCTGGTATGGACGCTCACCTAATGGATCTGGATTTAATACGCACTTCCATAGGCAACCATCAGTCCACCATGCGTCGATCTCATAGATCTCATCTGGATCGATATCGTCTTCAATGCCCCACTCAAGCAGCATTGTGCCGGGGACAGAACCCCAGAACTCAACTGTCTCAACTTCACCAGAAGAGATAGGGTAACGGAAAGGCTTACCTGCAAGCACACGACGCTCGCTATCGCCTTGAATCCAGTTGCGATAACCAGACATGCCAAAGCGACTGATAACGGTTGTCAGCTCTTCGTCATTGACTCCCGGTGTACCACGCATTGCCTCTAGGGAACGTATGTTTAAGAAGTGACGCTGAATCAGATACGCATCGTTCACACCAGTAGAAGCTGGAGCTGGGAAGATGTCGTAAGGACTGACGCGCTGGAACTGCTCTTTATAATTTGTTAATACTATGGGAGTGAAGTTCGGTCCCCATGCCATCTCTTTGCCGCGCTTAATGATCGGGCCTTTGACGATAGCTGTTGGGAATGTAACAAAGTCTGTAATGAACTTCTTGAGCTCGTCTTGGAACTTGCCCTTGCGTAGCTGGTCGTCGATCTTGCTGCTCATGCGACGTGCTGCGTCTTCTGCCTCTTCACGCATACGAGTGATCGTAGCCTCGTGTACTTCTTCCATACGCGAGCGGAAAGCTTCTGGGTGTACAGGCTCAGTTGACTGTGCCATAAACTCTTCGGCTTCCATGCGAACCTGATCCACGATACCGCGGCGCATCTCAGGTGGAATGTCTGGATAGCTAGATACCTTCAGATCAAACACGCGCTCTTGCTGGTTCAGCATAACGTCACGTATCCACGACTCAGCGGCACGGCACTTGACATCCGTTAGCATCATGAAGATATCAGAGCCACCGACCCTATCAATCTCTTGCAGTCTCTCAGGGTCATACTCACCGCGACGCTGACGCTCGCACTTCAGAAGACGCTCAGTAATAATTGCCTTTGCAACCTTTGCCTCATCCCAGCACTTGCGCACGTAAGATGCAAGCCGAGATTCAAAACCCGGATTGCTCTCCTGATCGTCTGCCTCTGTAATCGATGCTTCGACCTGTGGCCGTTGAAAGCTATAACTCATTTATGTCCATCCCCTCGCAGAGACTCTTTTAACGGATCTTGCCCGTGCAGGCGCTGTGCCACTTCGGATCTTCATGCACCCATATTGCAATGCATCCTGTGGGTGTGAGTAGTCGTCCTTAAGTGGCCTGTCTTTGTACCGTGCTAGGCCAGAAGTTTTAATTCGTTCGTACTTGTATCTGCCAAGGAAACCTTTCCTCAGAGACTTACATCGTGGGTTCAACATAAAGCCGGGCTTGCCATCTGTCATCTTGGTCATGAAGAAAGCTACAGCTTCACGGCGCGGTATCCAGTCGTTTGTGGACGCAGGCTCCGTATAAATACCGGTCTCAAGAAGTTCTTGAAAGCAGGTTCTCGTATCGGTCTGGGATCTAATACTTCCAGCAGGGTCGCCAGCAGAAACGATAGAAAAGTGCGCATAGTTGTTATTTAGAAAAGGTTTGACTACATCGTTTGCAAACTCGCGTATCCCCATGTCCTCGGATACCAACTCATCAACAATATGTAATGCGCCTCGTGCTGTTTCCTGCATGATGATGCAAGCAGGCGTTAGTCCAAAGTCCCAGCCCAATACAATAGGTAGACCCGGCGTTGCCTCGACATCTTCCTTGAGACAATGCACCTTGTCGTTGTACTCGGGGTAGACAGGCTTGCCATCCATCGTTGCGCCGTAGTTGCCTAGCACAAAGACATTGACCCAATCATCGGTCTTACTGGCCAGCTGCTGGAAGTAGTAACCGTATCCGTTAGGAAGGTTCCTTACGTTCTCAGCAAATGGGTTAGGTTGATAATCGTCGGAGCCGTCTTCTTTTGTTGTTTTGATGAGGCCACCGGGTTGACGGAAAAACTCCCACCCTTCAGGTTTCTCTTCTTCTGCTACTTGGTAATACCAATGGTCATCATCTGGCGGGTTGGTATCTAGAATGATTCCATGCCAGCTTGGGCCGCCTTGTGTCTTTGCTGGGAATCGACCCACACGCTGCGTGACCATATCAAAGATTTCTTTTGGAATCTCAGACGCCTCGTTAATCCATGCGCCAGTAAGTTCCAAGGATCTCAGCTTACCTGTCTCGGTAGGCTTGTCCAACGCCATAAACATTACTTCCAGATCTAAGGAGGTGCCGTCCCCAATATCGCTAATACGTAACGTAGACGTAATAGGCGTATCCCATTTGATGGGCGCTACCTCTGGAGGGAACCATTGCTCCCATGTCTTAATCGTTGTAGACTTCAGCTCAGGGTAGGTGTTACGAATAATCAACCAACGGGAACGGCGTACATTGTCCCGGCTTGGTGCCTGTCTCAATGCGCGGGAAACAATCTCAACGCAGCAGCTAGACGATTTGCCAGAACCTACTGGCCCCATTAAGCCACGGACGAATCCGTTTGCCTTATGGAACTTAGCGGCTTCTTGGCCGGGAGGGTTGTAGTTAAATTGATAAGACACACTTAGAACTCTTTGTAAAAGGTGAATTGGATTTTCTTGCTTCTTGGCTCGTAGCCAACACCAAAGGATCCTTGCTTGTTACTGTAGGTAGCATCAACGCCTTCTAGGCTTTGCCCAGACATCTTGCCAGCTTTCCAATGGCTACCCGATACACCAACGCCAATTGATCTGTCGTCTTCTAGATTTTTTCTAACGCCTACCCTGCCGTAACCAAAGTTCTCACCCAAGCCTTGGCCACCAGCTTCATACGAAACTTCTACCGGAGACTCGTAGTATTCACGCTCTGGGTTGTAACCCAAGTCAGGCAATTCGGCGCTACCGCCGTCAGCCATCTTATTTACTTTTTTATAATTCTGGCGGTTCCAGTTGGGGCAGTTACCCATTACTCGTCCTCTTCATTCTTCTGGGCGTCGCCCATGTTCAGGTTGAAGGTAATTGGTTGGGCATCGACTTCCATACGGACGTCAGCCAAGTCAGGAAGGATCTTGCGCAGAAGGATCTCAATGGCTCTTACTTGGGTGGTAGTCATTTCTACGTCACCACGAGCGTGTGCCTCAAGGCGGTTGATTAGCTGAGCAGCTTGGATCTTCAGCCGGGTATTCTCATCATGACGAATCTTTTTAATTCTTGCTGCCATTATGTTTCCTCGTTATGTCTTGACTTCAACCCCAGCCTTAGTGAACGCTTGGATCATGCGCTTAGCCAGCAGCATCAAGTCGTCGTGGGATTTGAACTCATGTAAGTTGATCTCAGCCTCAAACAAATGAGGACTGCCGTGGATGTTCACCATCCCAGACAAAACCACTACATGCGGAGCAATCGCTTTCTTCAAGTCCGACTCATAGCCTACCTGCACTCCGCGCAGAACTTCCACACGGTTCAAGAACTCTTGAAGTTGGGTTGGTGTCAACATAAAATTTTTTGTAGATAAAATAAAACCCCCCGGTCACGCCAATCTCAATGGTGGCGGAGCAGGGGGTGATGGTTGCGGGAGAAGGAATTGCACCCCCGACTTCTGGATTATGAGTCCAGCGCTCTACTACTGAGCTATCCCGCCATATATTGTTTTACTAAATAAGCATACTTATTAACATTTTGCCATAATAGTATCACAAAGTGTTTGAAAAAAATTAAGTTATGTTGCTTTACACCCCGGGTGTTAGACGTTATGCGTCCCGTCCCGGTACTTACGTTCCATACGAAAACGCCAGAGAATCCGCTTAACTCCCCACGTATTCAAATACTCCAAGACTTCTCGTGCCGCTGCCTTCGTAGGCGCATACTTGAAATGCATTAGCCACGCCCTAGCAGGATGCCATTCCTCACCATACAACCTATGTGAGTGCCATTGCCAAGTATCGATGCTATACCACTCGTTACTGGTTAAGTAGAACGTCTCTATGTGCTTGGCTTCCTTCTCCTCGCACTCATCCAACACCCCATATACCAAATCATATTCCGGTTCAATCGGGTGTTCTCCCCGGTATTGAAAGAATTCCCCGCGGCCACCTTCATTCCCCTCCCCAACCAACACAAGGTTCCACCGAGAGGTAGGGTTATAACAATGCCTGTGAATCCCCCAGTTGCCAATCTTGTTCGTGCCAAGGTAAGGCTGTAGCTCCAACTCCTTAAACAACTCCCTCAACTCAGGGAACTCCAACATCACATCCTCATACGTAACTAACAACTCCTCACCATCATAACCACTTCCCAAATTAACAATACATGTCTCTTCAGGACTATCCTTCGTCATCCCCCAATACTGCGCAGTAAGCACCCGCGGGTCTTTCGTGGCAACCCAAGCTTCAACCTCCGGTAACAATTGTTGCAATCTTAGCAACCTAATGTCCATCCCGCTCAGCCTGAACCAATTCTTACCGCCATCTAAAATTTTCATGACATAGACCGTTTCCTAAATAGAGTTTCGGTATAGCCATTTTATCAAAGTCAAGTGTAGTGTGTGTATATCGGATACTGCTGAGTCTCATACCCCGGGGGGTGATACCTTTGGGTCCCTGTGGGGGTGTCTCTATGAGTTCTACTGTACCTATATCGGAGTTCTTAGTGCTGATTCTCCTTATTTCCAGCGACAATACAGCTAGTTTGTTCTCATTTCTGCAACAATTAGACCAGCGTCTGGGAATCCCTATAGATTCATAAGGGTTTTTTGGAACTGACTGGTCATCCCTTGTACCTCATTTCTCGTCCTTTTCAGCAGCGTTTCGTACCCTTCTTTCCCTTCGGGAAGGGCACTTCACTTTCCCTTTAATCGTAGTTTTTCTTTTCTTTTTTTGGAGGCTTTATCATGACTACAACACAACGTCCTATCACTGCTGCACAGAAATCACGTCTTATGGCTATGGCTGAGCGTGGCATCTTTACTGGAGACATTCCTACTACTTCGTGGGAAGCTAGCTGGGCTATTCGCACTTCACCTGCTTCTAAGAGAGACAAAACAGAATTAGCTGCAAAGGGTGGTCGGGTATTAGCACGTATGACATCTTCTGAGGTAGAGATGACATCTAAGGTTTTGGCTGCTTTGGATAAGCTCTCACGTTCTGGATCTAAGGATGAATTGGTGATTGAAGCTGAGATCATCTTACGTCAGATGTTTATTGCTAAGTCTACTAACTCTTAATTTGCTTTACATGCGTCGGGGTGCCTGTTCTCAGGTATTCCCGCGCTAACCTTGGAGATTCAGATGCCTTTGACACTCAAGATCATATGGTGCATCATATTCGTATCACCATTCATCATAGCATTAATCATAGCTAAACTAACAGATAAATCCTAAGGAGAACCACATGTTTACAGTTAACGAAATGACAATCTATCGCTGGATTACATCAGATAAGGATGTTCCAGTCATGCTCTTCTGCTTGATCGCTGCTCTGGTAGTTATGCCTATCATCTTTGGATTCTGGGCTTTGGGATGCTGCTTCGTAGGCATGGGCTTTGGCGCTTCAGCTGTCCTCCTGTATCAAGACTACCAAGAGTACAAGAGAGATCAGGAGTTTCGTTTTGAGTTCGATAACTGGGAAGGCAATACATGGACTCGGGACAACTACTACAAGTAGTGGCTCAAAGAGTTCGATAACAACTAAGGTCGCCAGCCTAAGCTGGGTAAATCCTTAGTTCAGCGGGAGGTCGCTAGTACACCTAGTGTAAATCCTCCCTCTGCTCAACCTAATGGTGCCTATCTACAGTATTGGAAGCGTTGAGCGTTGGGGGTTGGGGGGTTCTCCAGCCCTCAAATTACTTCTGCGTTCGCGAGTCCTCCCCCCCGAGCAAGCAATCGCTCTGTGCTAAGTTCTTTAGGAGATCAAAATGGAAGAAATGGCGCTAGCCTACTATAGGTACTGTCAGACATCGCAGTACTTCAGCTTTAAACCAATCAGTTGGAATGTGTACAGGAAACTGTACTTCACAGGTCTTAACCTAATACGGAGAGTCAAATGAGACACGCACACGAAATGCTTTGGATTATCTATATCACTTGCTGCATTGCAACTGCTTTACTAATGATGGCTTGAGTGTTGGGGGTTTCCAGCCCTCAACTTTTTTCGCTTATTCGCCAGACCAACAACCGAGTGATCTATCGCTCCGTGCTAACAAGAACAGGACAACACAATGAAAATCAGTAGAAGTCAAAAACCATTTACACCAGTAGTTATCACTATTGAAACACAAGAAGAACTTAAAGCATTCAAAAGCTTGACTCATGTCGTAGCTCATAACTATCTCGCTGACGTAGTACCAATCGTTAGAGAAACAGTTACGTTTGCACAATCACTGGATGCACAACTAAGACTCATAGAAGCGGAAGCATGATGAGGTCGTACCACAAGAATTAACTTAACACAATAAATGGGAGGATAGATGTCAGCTTTCTACGAGATACAAGGATCAATCAAGATCGTATCGGACAATGGAACCAGAACCTTTAGGCTAGTAGAAGATAACTCACTCATATTCCTAACAGAGCTAGCCAAAGAACTGCCAGTATCTAGCACCGAAGAGTACGAAGCTATCAAACAAATGATTAAGTACTTGGAGGAATAGGTATGAGTAATACGTTTGTATGTGTTGCGATAGCTGCTGTTGCTGTTGCTTACTATGCATCATCAGATGGACAATCGCGCAGCCTAACAAGAGAGGAGGTGATCGCTCAGTGCAAAGAGCTTGCCAATAGTAAGTCTAGTAGTACTGTTGTACCTATGATGGTTGGTGCCGTTGATCCCTCAGGGTTTCCAGCCTTACACCCCTGCAAGTTCTCATACTTTGAGAGCGAATGCAGGACAGCAATACAGAAGCAAACCTTTGACCATTGCATTACATCTATGAAAGGAAGATAGCGTGGGACTAGATATGTACGCATACAAGATGCCTCTTGAAACATTGGAGAGCTGGCTCCTTATCCACGGAGATCCAGTAGGTGACAACGAAACGTGGGCGAACTTCAACCCACGCAGAGTAGCCAGAGAATCGGTTGGCTTTCAACACAAGACTGACGATGAGCTGTCCAAGCTGGGACAGATTGATCGTGATTGGTACTGGGATAGGCTAAGACTGGCAGACGGACTGGCATTCGAGCAAGGCATGATAGATAACAACTACCATTACTGGCGCAAGTTCAATGCTCTGCATGGATGGATGCACGATCTATGGAAGTCAAGAGTTGGGGATGACTGCAAGGAACAGTTCAACTGCAAGACAGTACGGCTAAGCAAAGAAGATCTCCTAAGACTCTCAGCTCAGAAGAATAACCTTACTCCTAGAGATGGCTTTTTCTTTGGGTCATCTGAGATATATCCCGAAGATCTTGCTAGCCTAGATAAATTTCTGGAGAAAGCATTGGTTGATGTTGACAATAATGCAATCTTCTATGATTCTTGGTGGTAAGTATGGCATCTATTATTAACTTGGCAATAGCTACCTTTACTATCTTCTGTGTACTAGCTACGTTCTCTATATCTTGGATGGTATTGGGAGCGTTGCATGTGCCAGATGTTCCCGCGTTTGTCCTGTCTCTTGCGTACTCCAGTATCCCTATCTATATCTTCATACGCGAAGAACTCCAGACAACCCAGCCTTAAGTCTCAATCTTCTTCCCTTTTTAACATCGGATCGCCGCCCTCTTCCCCTTACGGGAGGGCGTCTCCCCTTTCACATCTTCAACCTTCTTGGAGAATCCTATGATTGATAAACGTAACTTGCGCAAGCAGGTAAAGAAAGACTTCGCCTATACGCCGGCGTCGGAAACGAATCTGCGTAAGAAGTTTCAGCAGATAGTAAAGAAGCAACAGCAGGAACCTAAAGCTCCCCGTGGTTGGTCTAACACAAAGCTTACTAAATCAGAGCTTGAAGAATCATACAAGCTCATGGGTATTGACTACGAAACTATGGGTGATCCATACAAACAAGGAGAAACAAATGAATCAAGATGATGCATTAAAGAAAGCGTTACAAGATACCAAGTCAAACTTAGAGGAGTCCGTTCAGGAATACTTCGACAACCTAGAATCCATTAAGGGTAGAGACTACATGGAAGTTGTCAAGTTTGTATCTGGTGTCAGCCATACAGCCAAGCTCATATCAGTTGCAACGCAGTATGCCCCAGACAATATCAAGAAAGCAGTCGAGTTACAGTTCGCTCAGGTAGCAGCAGGCGGAGCAACTCTAGTCATGCGATTGCTAAATCTAAGCGACGAACAAGTTAATGAGATCGTTGAGATTTCAGAACGCATATCAGAAACAATCGATGGTCAATTAGAACAACTGTCCAACAAGATCCGCACAATAAAGAAGGAGAACGATGATGACTAACCGAGTATGGCTACGAGCTTTCCGTCAAGGTAACGCAAGCTTGGCAAAGAAAGTTACTTTGTTTATGAGAGATGAGTTCGGATGGGAGGTTGATTACTCATACGACTACGGATGCATCACAGCCGTAGAAAATAATTACGGCACATGGGCAGAGGACTTAAATGACATAGATCATATGAATGCATCAGAACTGCTCGACTCTCTTATAGGCGCGCTCAACATGGGGCCAAGCAAAATTGCTCAGTTAGACATGAAGTTCAATCCTAAGCCTGAATCAATAGGAAAGTACACCAAGTTACCATTACCCAAAGATGTCAAAAAGGAGGTAGCAAATGTCACACCTGTTTAAACTGTATGACTACACAAGAATCAAAGTCAAGAATCCAGAGGCAAACATTTCTTTCTGGAAAGGATACATGAAGAAGTACATGCAGTCAATGGCACGATCCAATGGCAGAAATGTGCATCGCAACAAATGGTTCTGCATTACTCAGTTTGTTTTCGAGGATATCGAAGACATATCCAAACGCGTAGAGTTCATTACATTCTTAGAAGGAATTAGCAATAAGATTGCCAAGAAGTTTAAGATGGGTCACTTGCGCACCATGTTTACACTAGACCTAATCAAGCTTGGCATACACGCTGGACCAATGAATGTTGATTCAGTAACTGGAGTGGACACAACCTATCAACGGCTAGCTGACAAGTGGTATCCAGAGTTTTTCCCAGCGGCAATATCGGCTGACAACGCATCTCAGAAAGCTTGGTTCATTAACTGGTGCGAAGTGTATAACTTTGAACGTCATTCTTGCGGTCACTACGAGGATACTAATCGAAGCAAGTTTACAGAGGGTAATGCCTCATCTATTGACAAGATTCTAACAGCATGCCAAGTATGCGCAAACCAAATGCTGCAATCTGGAGAGCGAGTACACGGCAGGAGCGGAAGGCTAATACTGGCAGAATTTGCAGTCACAGTATTTAGTAGACACAACTCATCGTACATTGATGACCGTCGTCGCAGTATATTTTCCTTCCACGAGGCGCGTGGTATATGGGTTGACCAAATGTGGACTCCTTATGGAGATCTTCTTGGTAGCTATCATAGCTCACGCAACAAGGGCTTTGACATTGTAAGTTCTGATTGGTTCCTGCTAAACCGCAGAGCCTTCGGCATAGAGCTAGAGGTTCAGCTACGCAATGGCGATCTTGATACAAAACTTGCTGCAGTTCATGAAGCTTTGAACTACAAGACACATGAGCTAGGTGAGTATTGTTACTTCGAGCGCGACGGTTCTATTGGAGAAGGCTTCGAGATTGTTAGCCAGCCAGCAGGACTTGACGTACATCGTGATCGTCTAGGTAGGTTCCTCAACAACGGAAAACTAAAGATGGGTTTACGTTCACACGAAGGTGGTGCCTGTGGTTTGCATGTCCACGTCGGTCGTGAGTTCTTAACTCAAGCTCAGATATATCGAGTCCAGTCGTTCCTTAATGACGTTCGTAATGAAGCTCTCATCCGTTCTGTTGCTAGACGGTATGACAATAACTACTGTCGGTTCAAGCCTTACCTTTCTAAGTTCACAGTAAAGGGTAAGCATAGCACAGAGCGTTACGAAGCCCTGAATGTAACCAACGCAGACACAATCGAGTTCAGGATTTTCCGTGGCTCCCTTCGATACGAATCTATTATGGCGGCACTAGAGTTTGTTAATGCTTTGCTTACGTTCTGCACTCCCGGCGAAGTATCACTGACTCAGTTCACAGCAATAGGTTTCAAGGATTGGCTCATGAAACCAGAGCGCAAAGCAGAGAATCGTTTCTTGCGTTCTTATCTTTCGTTGGATGGTACAAATGACAATGAACAGAACACCACTCAACAAGCAGCAGCAGCATAACTTCAACCACCTAAATAAAAAGGAATTAACTTATGTGTATTCTCATCCATCAGCCGAAGGACTATTGCTTCACGGCGGAACACCTAGCAGACTTCTACTCAAAGAACCCAGACGGCTTCGGAGCAATCGTAAACCACAACGATGAGCGCGGAGTAGTTGTTTACAAGATAGTAGGCTCACTCAAAGACATCGAGGATCTGTATTTCAAATCAGTAGCATGCTACGAATCTGTCATCCACTTCCGCATGAAAACTCACGGCGATATAGACTTGGATAACTGTCATCCTTATATAGTCACAGATAATCTGTGGATGGCACACAACGGTATTCTCTCAAGCGGCAATGACAAAGATAAGTCTAAGTCAGACACTTGGCATTACATCAAAGACTTCATTCGACCAATGCTTGAGCAGACTCCCGATGCCTTAGACAATCCTTACATACGCGGTTACGTTGGCGTTCACATCGGTGCCTCTAACAAGTTCGGCTTCATGAGTAATGAAGGCAAGGTGTACATCATCAACAAACATTCAGGCGTTGAGTACGATGGCGTCTGGTATTCCAACACCTATGCTTGGTCTCCTTACAAGCACGGTTACGAAGAAGCGCCGAGCTACAACTATTACTCAGGTACCAACTACAACAAAAGAGGCTCAGTACACAATGGCAACAAGCACCACTACGGATCAAGTTCTTCGTGGCGCTTATGGAATGAGCTTGAGGAAGATGAGTACAACCAATGGGAAGCAGAAGGATATCGCTCACCCTCAGTTGCACGCAAGCAACCAGACAACACAGCTCAAGCAGAACTTAAGTGGGATGCAAAAGCCAGTGCTAAAGCTAATCGAAAGCGAGTACAAAAGCACAAAGCCAAGGCAAAGACAATTGCCAAAGCTAATGCTGGTGAAGTAACACGCAAGAAGAAGAGCAACCCAGCAATCAAGTTATCAAACGAAGCGCTTGCTCGGATCATACGCTCAAGCTACAACGCAATGATGACAGATGATTATCACGGAGTCATTCGTTGGGTAAGCGAGAACCCAATGAAAGCGTCTGCAATGCTGTATGAAATCTATGGCGATGAGCATAACCCGCGCTTTACATCTGAGGCTTTGTCGGATAACGTCAGCACAGATCCAACGTGGGGAGCAGATGCAATCATTGACATGTGGTCAGAGCATGAAGAGATGTTGCTTGACCTTGCTGAAATCACAAAACCAAATTCTTCCAAAGGAGAACATAGTCATGTGCAATAAAATGTTTAAGGTGTACTCACGATTTGTGGGGGATATGGCTGAACAAGACCCGATGATGAAAATCATGTATCAAGCTGTTGCCACCGCTGCTTATAGAGAATCAACCGACGGCGAAGGTAGAATCTACCCAGCGAATATTGCTGCAATTACGGCGGGGCAAGTGGTTCCATCCACTCATAAGGTTCAACTTATCATGGGGCCACGACGTAGCGACTTTGATTTCACGATAGTTAAGATGACATCAGATGAGTACAACAACACAGTTAGACATCGCATGACATCTGCCGCAACTTCTGATAGTAGAACAATAGCGTGGAGGAATTACCTTATTGACAACAATCTTCTCCCAAGATTCATTGAGGTGTATGAGAAGAGTCTTAAGGTTGGAATCTTTCCATCGTATGCATCTAACTTTGTAAGTCTGCAGGAATTAAAAAGATCAGTAGAAAAATTTATGAAACCAACGCATGAAAGGATCGCAGCATGAACAACACGTCAATCAAGTTTGCAGATGAAGTCATCTCATGCAGTAACCCGCCTTTGTTAGCTGCTCTTTTGAAAAGAGTTGCGAACGCAGCGAAGGAAAACTTTCGCAGTACGGAGGGTGAATTGCTAACGATGTTCAATGCCATTGACAAACTGCAGGACTTGGAAGATGATATCAAGTCCATTAAACTTCAGGTCGAAAGCAAACCACAAGCTACACCCAAGAAGAAAGCAGTAAGACGTAAGCGTCGTTCTGACATAGGCAAGAAGAGACAGGGTGCAGCATTGGATAACATACGCAAGGCAGCAAAGAAGAATGCTGCAAAGCGTCGTCTGTATAAGCGTTTAGAAGTATCAAAGCAGCAAGTGCAACAGAATACCGTGAGCTAAAGCGGTACGTTTGTCAGCCAGAGTAAGGATCAGATGAGCAACAGACCAGCCGGAGGCGCAATATTCCTATGGTTAAAGTCAACGAGACACTCACAGGATGAGCTAGGTGCCGTATACGCTGTTGCAGTTTGTGGCCTTACCCGCTGACAGGGGTCATAAAAAAGCCCGGGGGTTCCGTTCAAGGAGTTCCCGGGCAAGACCTTATGACAAGGTGAAGGGTGCAAGTGATTAACCCGCAGATTTATTGTATCAATTATTCTGGATGTCGCAACCAATCCCACAGCGCATCCATCAAACTGTTCTGTATGGGAGCAAGAGTATCTGCTAACTCCCGTCTGAACTTCCAAGCCTTGTGCTGGGTCAATCCAGCCTTGTCTCGTACATCCCGTACACTACTGGCAAGTACAGCCTTTCCAAGTTGTAAATCATTTAATTCGTATTTGGTGAAACGATCTCCTAACTTCTCCGCTAACATCTTTGCCGCCACACGTTGCTCCTCTATCGCTCCGTGCAAATAGAAAGCATACGCCTGTTCAAGTTCTGGTCTGCGGGAAAGGAAAGAAAATATCATACCAACCTGTGCATGCAGGTCGTACTGAGTCAGCCTATCGCTAGTCGATTCGTTATCTGTTTTGTTCGCTATGTACGTCGCGCTCGGGATCGAAATAATTGATGCATTCCTCATCCTGAAGGCGAACGCCAGAGCTTGATCCGGTGATTTGAACATACTTTACTCCGGGTTCCCACGAAATAAAACCAAACTCATCCTTCCATCCATGACGAGTGGCAAGCACAGGCTTTGCATAGGATGGATGATAACAGAGTTTCTCTTCTACTACTAGCCTAGGATACTTAGGTTGTCTCATTAAGCCACGCTATATACCTATCTTCAATGAGGCGCTCAAGATGTGGGTGCCTGTATTCATAGATGTCTGGGATACGAAGGTTGACAATTGGCTTTTCCTTTATCAGTGGAGATATGTTATCTGCCACAGAAAGAACCTTTTGTACGTGCTCAGTATCCGCGCATACAATCTCATCAGCCCACAGCAATAGCTCTGCCGACATTGGGATGAGTGCGTATGGGTATGTCCCCGCGCTTCGTGTGTTGTAATTGAATGGCTCGGAGGATAAGATAAACTGCATCGTTGGTGAGCGCAACATGTTTGCACTACAAATACACAGTACTCTCTTATGTCTACCCTGCCACTCATTGTCATATATCTGAGGCATTATATTTCCCAATCATACATCTTCCATACATGATAGAAACCAGTCATAGTTAATTGACAAGTCATAGCTAAACTATTGTCATCATCAATGAAGTTATCTAACACGTCTGTCAACCTAACAACAACAACCCAATCCTGCCTATCAGCCCTCATAAACAACACAGGCTTTCTCATGGAATTGAGTGACTGCTCTACTGCCTGCTTCCAGAATCTCTCTACATCAGAATGGTTTATCTGTGCATACCTTTTAACCTCAGGCGCCCAACCTTCCAGCCCCTTGATATCATACCCACCATCTCTAGTTTGCTCAAGGTTTCTTTCTAGGTTCAGCGTAGGTATCATCTGAGATAGCAAAGATATAACTTCCCTCTCCGCTGACTTGCCCTTAGCTCTACTATTAATCTTCGCCATCGTCTTTCCCGCCCCAATTAATCACCGTTATCCCGCGCTGAACTTTATTCCAGAACCGACTGTTCTCTGCCACACCTATCTGCTCAACCTCTTGCTCGATTACATTCTTGTACAGAACAAACCTAGTCTCAGGATGTTCACACCTTCCGCACTCCAGCATGTCTGTCTTGAACTCAGGAGTACAATCCATGCAATAGGTTCCAACCGTATCTCTTGGGTTGGATGATGAGTTCATCAGAGAATTATAATCTTCGTACTGTTCCTTTGATTGAAAGCACAGCGGGTACCACCCTTCACCTCTATTCAAAACTGACCGTGGATTTCTTGATCGTCTTGATTGTGTTGATCCCTTAAGCGCCATAGGATTTCTTCTCGAACCTCTCGTCTGCTCTTAGTGTTCTCCAAACTTCAGCTCTCATCTCCAGTGCGCGAAGATCATAGCGAAGTCTCTCCTCTGCTTCAACTGCCTCTTGCAATCCATTAAGTAATTCAAGATACTCATCGGAAGCAAGAGCCTCTCTATCCTGCGAAGCAACAGTTTTAAATCCATCCCTGTCTGCTTGCCGCATCAAGATCGCATGCTTAGATTTCTTGAACTCTTCTATGTAAGTACGTCGAGCCCTAGCCTTTGCATACTCCCCAACCTTTTCTCTATACTCGTGGAGCAATCTCTCAATGTCGTTTCCCATCTTCGCCCTCTTCTGGTGGTTCTTCGTCGTAATAATCAGGATCGTTCACATCATAGTCAGCAATCAAATGATCCATGACATGCATTAAGTTTGCGTCAGAAGTTTGGCGATAAGCTCTTAGCAAAGTACACATCATAGTAATTACTGAAATGTATTCTGCACAAGCAGCAGAAAGATCTTCATAACTTATCCCGTGTTGATCTTCGTCCCACATCTCTGCGCTCATAATATATCCCCATGAAATATCCAACCTAGCAATACAACCAACCACAAAACACGAAGGACATTATCTATCATCCTCTCGTACTTCGTCAATAAATTTTCCCACTTCATTTGTCACCTCTTAGAAACTTCAATCAGACCTCGATCCCATAACTGCATGTATGTCTTGCAGATGGATTCCAATATGAACTCTCGTCTTTCAGCCTTGGTCATCTTGCTTCCTTGGTCGTACTCGGAGTGGCACCGATAGCATAGCCAAGCATGCATACCATCATGTGCCTTTATCCCCTTGCCCTTCCCATGCTCAAGTAAGTTGCTGTGTGCCGCACATCCAGTACCATCCTCGTTACCGCAGGATACGCACGGCATACCTTGAGCAATGTTCAACAGCTGCCTATTACGATACATCGTTACCTCATGAAGTCACCAACATAATTAGTCGGAGTTTCGTACCGTCCAGACTGAGGATCCCATGTTAGGTTGGTACTGCCTAGCTGACCAAGCCAACGAGAGCGTATCTTCTGTACATGAATCTCACTTGGTGCGCCGGGAACTGCCTTATCCCGATGTACCGCTATGATGTTATCAGCTTTGTTAAAGAAGTGCGCTGATCCCGCAACGTCATAACCAGTGGGCACAGGGTACTTACCATCCATCCCCTTCTGTAACTTAGTGGGGTGTGCCACCAACCAGATATGAACGCCACTATTCCTAGCGAACCCACGCATCTGCGCCAAAAACTCAGAGATGTACTCAGTCTCAGAGATGCCTTCCTTCCGGTGGGTATGAGTGATCTCGTTGTATGGATCAATCACCAACCCCTTCATGCCATAACGCTTAACAAGTAGTTTTGCTTTTGACAACAAAGATTCAAGCGTTCTGTCTTCTGGCATGATGAACTTGAAGAAAGTATTCACCCACTCTTTAGCCTCAGCATACTCTTCCTTTTCCATTTTGTAAAGCCTCTTGCCTGCGTACTTCTCCATCAGCTTCGATGCGTGATAGCTAATAGGTTGGTTCTCAGGTGAGCAGATGCCAGTGATCCAGTACTGTTCTTTGGTTAGGTTCATGACCAACGCATCAAGCCACTCGGACTTACCCATGCCGGGCACCCCTGTTACCAGAGTCCACTGTCCGGGGAGCGGTCGGTAGAAATCATCCACGTTCTTCCATCCTGTAGATACACCCGCTGGCATTCCATGCTCAAAGATCTCATCAAGCTCTACTGAGAAGTCGTTGAGTTCAAAGATACCGTCAACAGGATAGGGTGCCGCTGTTTCTATGATCTTCGCGAGCGCATCCTTGCCGTGCTTAATAAGAACATCATTTGCATCTTTGCAATCATCAGGCCAGCGCACCGTGTAGCAGCGGTCTTTGCCCAGCCTACGTGCAAGTTCCTCTTCCAACTTCCGACCGGGGGCGTCAGAGTCAACCGCGAGGATAAACTTCTCCACTTCATCGATGCGCGAATCTTCGATGTCCAAGAACGAGAACTTTTGGTTGAGGTTCTTCGCATTACTAGTCGGCGCTCCATCGGGAACGGAGACGCAATGGCGATAGCCCGCAACCTCCAAAGCGAGCGCGTCGAATTCACCCTCGACAATAATCGTTTGTTTAGGATCGATGTCGTCATACTTATACCAAGTCCTTTCACAACCACTCTCCTGTGTAAAGTATTTGTTCTTGTCTCTGTACTTGACGTTTACTATCTTGCCTTCTTTGATATAAGGGAAAGCCATAACAGGAACTTCTTCTTCCCGCTGCGGCATGTACTTCTTTGTGAAAGATATTTGATTTCGAGCGGCGACTTCTGGTGTTATGCCTCGCTCTTCTAGGTAGGAGAGTGCCTCTGTTGATAGCACACTTAGCTTGACTTCTGGCTTTCTATACTTTGCTTCTGTCACTATTGTTAACCCCTTCTTTATTTTATTTCCTAAGGCACCAGACCAACCGCAGTGCCAGCAGTTCCATACTCCATCCTCAACATTGACATTCAAGCAAGGATAGCTTTTCTTCTTGCGAAAAGGGGAGCACTTAGGACAGGTAGTCTTAACTTGTCCAGTAGCACTTCCCTTTAGGTAGATTCCTACGTCTGATAATGTTTGCATAAAAACGATAATAGCTGCATAAAAATATTACTGTCAAGGTTCATATCAAAAATTTCTTTTTTATTTTGTTTCTTATGCAAGGATTCTTTAATACTAGTTGAGAATTATTCTCATTGAAAATTCATGCAAAAGAAAACCTAACCCCAGTAATGAGGTGTGTCCTAAAAAAAAGGATGGCAACTCGTTTATTCCCATGTGTTAGGGTTTTATCCGCTTCGTTCTGCCTGACTAGCGAGCATCGGGTCGATCAATGCCGGGTCGGAAATATAGCACATGTTACTTTCGTGTGCATATCACCAACGACATGCTCAAAAAATGGGGTTTTGTATACATGTTAATTATTTGTTAATACATTTCAACTAGATGTAGAATGTTTCTGACAAATGTATTATTTTTGTTGCAACATTGTCCGATGTTTGTATACATTTTTCGGACAAGTCTCAGTTCTTTATAACTAAAAGATCTAAAGAAATATCACAACCTAACTAGATCTTGTTATACACTGGCATCTCTTTCAACCAAGGAGGAACCGTGAAAGAAAACTTATTAGTATCCGCACAGAAGGAGTACAGAGCAGAGACTCCTAACAAAGGACTGCATGTGTACCAAGCAATCCATCAAGTAATGGCAGCATTCGCAGAGAAGGGCATCGCTAAAGATAGCAAGAACGAGAGTCAAGGATTCAAGTTCCGTGGCATTGATGCTGTTCTCAACCGACTGTCTCATCATCTGGTTGAAGCAAACCTAGTCATCGTCCCACAAGTTCTTAGTCGTGATGTGTCTGAGCGCACGAACAGCCGAGGCAACGCACTGTTCTATGTAACGCTGAACGTAGCGTACACAATCAAGTCGGCGGTTGATGGCAGCGAGTGTACAGTTGTTACGGTTGGTGAGGCAATGGACTCAGGTGATAAGGCAACTAACAAGGCACTATCAATTGCGTACAAGTATATGGCGTTCCAATTGTTTGCCATTCCAATCGACGAGGATCCTGATCGCCAGACTCACGAAGTAAAGTCTAAGTCTGCGCAACCTTCAATGACACCAGATGATGTAAAAATTATTGAAGATTTGCTTGACAAGGCTGGGATGGATAAGGCAGACTTGCATAACATCTACAAAGTCAGCGGCACAGAACAGATACCACTGTCTAAGTTCGCAGAGATTGTAGACAAACTTCAGAAACGTATTGCTACTAAAGGTGAAACAAATGGGTCAGTATAACAATATTGCTATATTCAAAAACGCTAAGGCAGGAGAGAATCCTAAGGCTCCATCACACAATGTAACCATCGAGTTTTCTGATGGGACAAAGTGGAAGGGCGGTCTATGGCCACGTACATCTAAGGCAGGACTGCAGTACTTGTCTGGAAATCTTGAGGCAGATGATGGGTCTAAACCTTCTGGTGCCGCACGTCCTCAACGCCAACAAGAAGATGATCTCGTGGATTGGTAATGAGTCATGTTGCACGAAATAGATCGTAAACGAGTCAAGAAAGTCAAGCTGAACCAAGAGATGTATGCTCAAATACTTTTGTTACTAAGGAAGGGCAAGCACAGTGCCCACGATGTATCAAGAGAAATAGGTTGCCACATCATAACGGCTCAGTCCTTGCTTAACTGTTGGCGAAAGCATAAGATTATCCATGTGTGTGCGTGGATTAAAGATACGCTGAATAGGGATTCTATTCCTGTGTATCGATGGGGTGAGAACGAGGACTGTCCTAGAACAAGACTTACCCCAGCTCAGCGCACCGCACGATACAAAGCAAAAAAGCAGTCGGCTGTTCCAGTAAGAAAGCAGCGGAAACAATCTAATGCTGCAATGCAGTTGTTGATGTAGCCCCGCTGATGGGGTGTTTGCTACCAGTGTGGTATTCATCATATTGCACATGTGCCCGAGCGACGCACTGGTCTAATGTTGTGCGATCTTTATGATCGTTAGTGTTCGGGGCGAAAACTCCTACTTGGTTATCCAAGTTCCAACCCGTAACGTCAGGGAAATGTGCATCGACGTGACAGCAGGAGAGACTGCTCACTTAATTACACTTAATGAAAGTTTCCGATGAGTGATTCTGTTAATAACCCATCGCACTACACGCAAGGCGGAATAGAGTGTATCGATGCTATTCAAGCGGCGCTAGGAGATTCCTTCGGCGGATTTCTTAGAGGTAGCATAATCAAATACCTTTGGAGGTATGAACACAAGAACAAGCTGGAAGACTTGCACAAAGCGCATTGGTATATGCGAAAACTAATTGATTGGGAATCATGCAATGACCTCATATAAATATGGCAACCTTCCAGACAATGTTAATCTGAACGACATACGCGACAAGATGGTGGACACGGATTATATTTATCGTGGCACCTTAACGATATGTATTGTTACTATGCGTAATGGATTCAAGGCAACAGGCATATCAGCATGCGTTGATAATAATGTTTACAGCAAAGCAAAGGGTGAAGCGATTGCTTTCGCTAATGCTATTGACAAGCTGTATGAACTTGAGGGATACTTGTTAGCAGAGCAGCGGTATCTGCATGTTTCTCAGTTAGCGCCTAATTATTCTAAGCACTTCTTTGATACAGACAGAAACAAACCCATTGAACCAGTACATGATTGGCGAGTTGAACTTTGAATATATCTAACCTACACGGACTACCAAACGCTTTTGTTGAAGCGGTAAAGAATGATCCTTACTCTTCTGGCAATAGCGACATATCAGTTACTAAGCTAATTGATTCAGCTCACCGTCGAGTCTTAATCAAGAAGTACAAGGACGCTATTGTTGAGGATGCCAGCGAGCGCGTATGGTCTTTGCTCGGTCAGGCAGTACACACAATCCTTGAACGACAAGATCAGGGCAAGTCTGTGATTGCTGAAGATAGACTTTATGCTGATGTGAATGGTTGGAAAGTGTCGGGTCAGTTCGACCGTATGGATCTTCGTAACGGTGTACTGGATGACTACAAGGTAACAGGTACATACAAAGCTCAGATGGATAACCACATTGAGTGGGAGCGTCAGCTTAATGTTCTTCGTTGGCTTGCCGTTGTTAATGGGTACACCGTAAACAAACTTCGCATCGTTGCTATTCTTAGGGACTGGCATAAGTCTGGCACCCTTAGAGATCCTAACTACCCAAAGATTCCAGTAAAGATTATTGATATACCGATCTGGGATTTAGGTGAAGCCAAAGCCTACATTGATAACAGGGTATGGATCCATCAGCATGCTGAGAGTGGTGAGCCTGTTTCCTGCTCGGATGAAGAGCGGTGGTTCTCCGGTAACACCTATGCCCTGATGAAAGAGGGTGGTAAACGCGCAATCAAGATCTTTGAGAGGAAAGAAGATGCTGAAGAAAAACTCGCTGACGGATGTTTTATTGAAGAAAGGCGGGGTACATATAGACGATGTGCAGACTATTGTGAAGTCTCGCAGTTTTGTGAGCAGTACCGACCTGACAGGGAAGATACTTCTGCTGCCGAGTGGCCGAACAGTATCGGTAGTTGAGTCCACTGGTCGAGGCACATGGGTCTGCATGTATGATGCCCCACCAGTAAAGTCAAGCGAGATGATTCGGATGACAAAGAAAGATATGTATGACTCTAGACGCATAGAGTTCACGCATGAATTTCTAATTAAGCATGGAGAGGAAATAGAATGGTTGCAACAGTAGAAAAACTAATGGACGTTGAGGATGCCGCTGCTTACTTTGGGTTGACTGAATACACAGTTCGCAAAATGGCACGAGATGGAAACATCCCCGCAGCAAAGGTTGGAAGGGCTTATCGCTTTCGCAAGGAAGATATAGATTCTTTCATTCAACAACAGTACCAAAAACATAAACAACAGGAGCAATAATGAGTCAAGAACAAGCACAAGACAAAGTGAGGGCTTTGTTCCCTGATGAGCAGCAGTACCGCCTGTGTAATGAGATGGTTCAGATGTGGATAAATTACACGCATGACAATCCAGACATTATGCTTGGCACTCATATGCGAGCGTTTGCTGTTTGTACAGGATTAGCTATGCGGTTGTGCGACTTGCAGGATGATGAATACCCTGATGCAATCAAGACTTTTAATGTATACGCAAAGCAAGTATTCGAAACAGCAGAAGAAAACATTAAGGCTGCAACTTTACAATAATGCAAAACTGTTTGAAGTGCGGAACCAAGACTGCCGTATATGATTCTAGGCTTACGGTTGACGGTGACTTACGACGCAAGCGCAAGTGCCCGAATTGTGGATTTAGATATGCAACTATAGAAGTATTAGATGATATCGACGTCGCAGTTCGTGGCCCTCGTAAGCTAGTCGAAGCCGCAGCTAAGGCACCAGAGGTAGTCCAAGCTAAGCGTGGGAAGGCACAACCCGCGAAGAAGAAGAGAGATCTTGACGATGACATGTACGAAGAGTACGATCATTCGTCTGATGTTCAGGATGTATTCAAAGAATTAGGGATAGGAGACTTTACGTGATCGAGCTGAATCTTAGTGAATTTAAGGAAGTGTTGGAGAAGGCTGAGCAACATCACTTCAATATGTCAAGAAACCTGCTGCGAAAATTAGAAGAGAGGGATCAGGAGATCGTCCGTCTGCGAACCCTTCTTATTGAGCACGGCGTAGATCCAACAAAAAGTACCAGAAGATTGAAATGAACTTGGCTGAGATTGAGTCTCGATTCAAGTCTATGGAAAATCAACTGGACAAAATAGACAGGAGTTCTTGGTAATGTTGGAGATGATTATATGGGGATTCTTTGCGGCATTCGGATCTATGGGTGCCAATTATCTTGTGGAGAAATACAGTGAGCCCAGAAATAATAAAGCAGCTGAACGAGACGAGAGAAGCATTCCAGAAGCGATTCAACGAAGCGATAAAGCTGAGTGCAAAAGACCGGAAAGCCCTGTACAAGAAGTGGCGCGATGAACTTGGCGATACTTCAGCTAGGGAAACAGCTAGGTTTGTAGAGTCGTACAAGAAGGGCGATGATCCAAAGACTCGCAATGGCATAGAGTGGGAAAAGATTAACGATGTCTACGAAGAAACGGATCTGTTTACTATGAGACAGAAGGGGTTGTTATGACAGTGATTGTATGGGATGGATCTATTCTTGCCGCTGATAGGCAGTCAACAAATGCTGGTCTGAAGAGATCCGTAACAAAGATTAAAAAGATTGGGGATTCTCTCTATGGTGTGTCTGGTAGTTTTGACCGCGCTGCTGCTTTATTTAATTGGGTAGAAGAAGGCAAAGATCCAGAGCAGTGGCCTGAGTTTCAGAGGGACGATGACGCATGCCACCTTATGGAGATCGCACCCGGCGGGATTATCTATAAGTACGAGCGCGAACCATACCCAATACACTTTGAGGAAAACAAATACGCTCAAGGCGCGGGTAGAGATTACGCGATGGGTGCTATGTATATGGGGGCAAACGCTGTTGATGCAGTGAAAGCAGCATGTGAATTTGATGCCACTTGCGGGATGGGCATTGACATACTTGCACTCGATGAGGCAAACTATTTATTTACTAACAAGCCAAGGCAACCAGAAGATGGCGGCAAAAAATCTGCTGAGGTTTTTTCTATAGGAATTGACAAGCAATGAGCGACATTGAAAATGTTTACGCAAGGGCACAAGAATATGCGAACTCAGTTATCGAACTCGCTTTGGCGGAAGCGAAAAACGCAGAGCGCGAGGAGTTGGAAAAGATGTACGCTAGCGCAGTTTCTCTCAATGCTTACTACACGAGGATTGAGGCTAAGTTATCTGCTCTCCCTCGCCTATCGTATGATGTCCTTAGACAATCGCTTAGGGATATACAAGCACAAGAGTTGCTTAGCCAAGCTGCAATGGTTGAAGATCAGGGGGGCCAACTCAGTAACCACGTTACCGTGAAGACCCGCCCCTTACTTACTCTTCTTGATAGATGCCTACAGATTGTTGAGTCTATTTCGGCGGAGAAGGCTCACCTTGACCATACAAAATAGTATCACGCCACCCAGCCTCTAATGCTTTCTTAACGAGGCGTGTATTGTAAGTTTCCTCCAGTGTCTTGACGCGATTCCTTATCTCAACTTTGTATTCATCTGAGACTTTGGGATCGCGCTCCAACTTAGACGCAGCCTGACGAGCAGATTTGATTGCTTGCTCATTAGCTTGAGACAAAGCTTTCAGTCTTGCTAGGTCAGGATAGTCTGCCTTCATCTGCGCTTTTTCCTGTGGAGTTGTGTCTGGTTGTTTCCACGCCTCCCACATGGTATCGATTGTAACTTTTAGGTTACGAACTGCAGAAGCATCGAAACCTTCAGGTTCAGCTTTTGCCTTGAACCTATCGAGCAGAGGAACTGGCATATCCTTCGTGTCTTCCCCTCGTGCTTCTTTGATAGCCAAGCCAGCAGACTTATATCCTTCAGAGAAAATTCCCGGTAGATATGAGTTGATGAAGTGATCCACCATCGCAGGATTGACATCAATAAGACCCGGTGTGTATCGTGCGTTCTTACTTGTGCCAACCTCAACCAGAGATTGCATTGCCCACTTCGATATAGGATTTACAGAGTTGAAATGCATGTAAGCATTTGCCTCTTTGATATCTGAGAATGGGCTTTGCTCTTTGTAGATTGGAGCGCCGAACCTATTTTCGTTCATGTTCCACTCTACTACTGGCATTGCTATGCTAGGTGTTGCTGTTTTCATAACTGATCCAGCCAGAGTTTTTGACTCAGCGCCAGAACCAATTGGTGAGAACGCATCAAATGCTGCAGCCATAACCTTCATCGCTGCGGTGGATGCTGGCATGTACCCATGAATCGTATCGTACATATACTGTCCGGCGGCGGAGAACACATTCCATCCGTAGGCTACAGGGATAGAGCCACCCACAACACCCGGCAACCAAGTGAGTGATGTGTTTCTCTTGTACGAAGCAACCATATCTATACTGTCAACCCCCGGACGATCATCGTCATCTCCGCTCAAAGACCTAGCGATCATTGTCGAGATGAATCCCATGCCCATCCAGAATCCAGCGGTGGCTCCGAACCTGCCCAAGTTTCCAGCCTTCAGATCCTTGAACATACGCACGGTACCTTGAACTGCAGGGTTGAAGAAAACGTATGCAGCACGTAGCTCTCTGCTTGTTCCCTTCATGTTGAAGTTGACTGTGAGTTCTTTAGCATAGCGAGAAGCAAACTCACGTGACTTGCCTGCCTTACGCAGAACTGTGTACGCTGCTAGACGAGGGGCAATCTCAACAGACATACCAACCAGATCCATCCAAGCTGTGTATTCACCAAACGCTTCTTTGGTCATACCAACAACACCCGGTTTGTTTGCGTTCATAGCTTGTTGCAACGAGTCCAATGTAACTTCAAGACCGCCTCTATCAAGGAAGTATGTGCCCGATCCATCCTCGAAGAACTCATCGATCAGTTTGCGCTCGGCATCATCCATTGGGTATTTCGTTTGCATCTTATTAACGAAGTCCCTGAACCGACCTTCTTTCATGCCAGCCCAATCGTACAGCTTGTAGCGCGTGGCAATCTTTAGGGAGCGACCGTACTCCTTTATCATCTTCTTGGCTAGTCCAGCACCCACCTCAGGATCAGCAGACATATTTGAGAATGCGGTCTGCACATCTCGGAACATGTTGATTGGCACCCAAGCAGGATTCCAAGACGTTACCATCTGGCTGAAGAATGTTGCCCACTTGCTAAGTCCTTCAAAGAATGCGTTGGACTTTTGAATGTTCATTCCTGTAATAGCTTGGAAGAACGGCAGGCCACGACCCTTGAACACCATAGAGATAGTCTTGCCATTGACCTTGACGATTACTTCGTTAGGGTCTCTTCGTCCAGACATCTCAACCATACTTACATAACCATCTGGAGATAGTCTTGCCGACATGACAACTTGCTCATTCAGATTACGAATAGCGCGAGCTGCCTCATCTGGCTGGATAGCTCGACGCTCTTCTGCTTCACGAATGCGCTGCACGATTTCTGCTAAGGCGTCATCAGAATCTATTTCGCCTCGCTTCATTCGTTCCTTCAAGCCAACCAAGAAGTTCTTGCCTGCTCTTACATCGTCTTTATCTGTACCAAGTATCTTCAGTATCTTGTTATCAAAGTTGAATCTATCAACATTGACACGCTGAACTGTTTCAATTGGATTGACTTCGACGTAAGTCTTATCAGGGTTCTGCTCGAACATGTCGAGAATAGACTGCAGAGGTTTGTTCTTCTGACCACGAATAATTGCAGACAGGTATGAGTTCATCGTATTCTGAAGAACGTCAATAGCTGTGGTGCCTCGGCCAGTTGAGCGAATAACATCTGATCCACGCACATTGAAGGCACGACCACCAAGGGCAGAAGCATCGTACTTGTCTAGATCAGTCTCACTATTACCAGATAGGTTGACGTAGTGCTTGTATCTCTTCAGTGCTTCGTACTGATACTTCGAGATCATGCCAGTCTGCAGCAAGTAATTGGTTTTGTCGGAAGACATTTGATCCATTAGCTTGCCGATCATCTCCAGCTCTACCATTGCCTCAGCACTCCAAGCGCCATCATTCTTAGATGATAGGATTTTCTTCGCTTCCTTTGTAGCCAAGCCAGAACCCTGAGAATTGTTTGGGTTGATTGACTTGATTGTGGAGTTTCTTTCTTCGGCATGACGAGCCATTAAGAATAGGTCAACGTCCTCTATGCTGAGACCGTGCTGGTTATCAAGACGACGCAAAGCTTTCATGATTGGGTTCAGGTATCTACGCTTGTAGTCATCAACGTAGTATCCTGTGCGCGACTCGTACTTAACCAAGTCATCAACCACAGTATTGTCTTTGCCTGCCATAGACAATTGCTGAGCCACTTCCCAGATTGGCAAGAACTTATTCTGAGCGCCTTGAATAACCCAACGCTTAGCCCTTGTCCACCACGCATCGCTCTCATCCCAGCCTTTGATCTTCTCAATGTTATCTGGGCCGATGTAGCGCAGGGTTTCGCGAGCACGGGCTAGACGCACAGTGCCGTACTGCTTCATCATGTTGTGCGCTATCTGCAGGTCATCCGTTGTGGTGATGTTGTACTCGCCCTCATTGATAGACTTGGCACCGTCCTTCAGAGTGAATACAATCCAGTCACCAGTAATTGGATTGACGCGAGCATACGCTGTGATCTCACCGTTACGGTAGGCATATCCCTCGACTGGCATCTTGTTGCGGTCAAAGCTGATGCTGTCGTTAGGCATACCGCCCAAAGGAGATATACCCTGAGACTTAGCTGCCTCTCTAGTAGCAGACAGAATCGATGCGACCTCTGTGTTGGTGGATGAGTTTATCCAATTAGCAACATCAGGGAATCCGTTCTTCTCTAGCCAGCTAGCAAACTTAGTGTGTATAGTGTGTATTGCAGTATCACCAACCACAGCCTCGGTAGCTTCTAGAGGGGAAGTTGGGATGCCCATAGCTTGACGCTCTTCTATCAAGCGATCAGCAGCCTCACGAACCTTCTGATTCAGGCGGTATTGGTTCTCTAAGAATGTCTTAAGAGAATCACCCATGAATCCACGTACCCCCCAGTTGCCATAGATCTCATTGAACGCAGCAAACTGTGTGTCTGTATCGCCATTCAGGAAATCGCTGAACAAGTACAGGTGGCCAGTCTTAGGATCAACCGCAGACTTGAATCCTGTTGCTGAAAAGCGTGAGTAGATACGGGAACGAACATCATCAGGGAGTTGGTTTGGATTCTGCACCACTGTAAAGGATGGCTTTACACTCCAAGTGTGGAACATCTTAGTTAAAGATTCAATAACATTCAATGCTGACAATACACCTGAGTGTGTGCCGCGTTTGAACCTGATGCTATCGTCGTAGCCTAAGTAGTTACCATCATCGTCAAGTCGCTCTTCGCTGCTCATCTCATCTGCAGGCTGAGAGAACCCTTCATCTTCAGACGCACGACGATCCATGAGATCACCGATTGTGTCGATATCAGCACCATTAGCGATTGCATCAGCGGCAAACTCGTTGGCTTCAAATGCTGCCTGCATAATAGCTGCAAGCTGGTGCTCTTCTGCCTGAGAAATTTGTGAACGGAAGTCCGTATAAACCTTAGGTGATAGGAATCTCAACCCATCAATCTGGGAATACAATGCAGACTTTGTTTTCATTTCGACAGCGCGGCGTGCCTCAGAATCCTCGCGCTCCTTGAACTCTTTGTACGCAGCTTGCTCGTCTTTAGTCAAGAAGTTAGGGAACTGAGCAGCAAGATCTGGGCGAGCTTGTTCAATATACTGAACATCTTTGAACCAAGCACGGACAGGATCATCGAACTCCAGTCTAATCATCTGGCCTCTGTCGCCATCAATCTTAGCTGGGTTACGCATCTCGTTCAATGTGTACTGAAGAGGCAGAGCGTTAGGGAATGCGTCCTCTAATGAAGTAAAGCTCTTGTCTCCGCTTTCTTTCAGACGATTACGCAGCTCTGTGATGCCCTTCTTCCAGTTGCGGAATGATGCCAACTCACCATCAGATGCGTTGCGCATACTCTCAGGCACAGCATCTAAAGAACGGAACCACGCATCACGCGCAGCCATAGCAGAGTTAGGGTATCCTTTAACCCAATCGTTCAAACTGTAGTTGATAGATATGTTGCCAGTGAGATCTATCCAAGACTTAGGCACAACCACACCGCGTTGACGCATTGCATCATACAACTGCATCTGACCTATCTTATTGGCGCGGATTGCCTTCATGGCGCCATCCATCGTCATCTCTTTTTTCTTGATGGCGTCCACCAACGCAAGCGCGTTACGTCTTTGCTCGTCATTCAGATCAAGTTCTAATTGAAGCTCGCGCTGACCAGTGTATTCTTCTGGCTCAACCTTTGCGACAACCTCCCTAGGCTCGACATTCTTTGCGTCACGTAGTTGTTGTTCTGCTAATGCGCGTAGCTCGCCATCACGCAAAGACTTCAGATCAGCCTCGGCCTTACCAACAGCTGCTTCTATATCCGTCGAACTGTAGCCAACTGCAGCCATCTCCTGACGTATCTTTGCCAGTTGCTCCAATCCACGGTCAGCGTTGTACAACAAAGCACGAACTCTATTGTTATGAATCGTAGCGTTCTCTTCTGCTAGACGATCTGATTCTGTGCGAGCTGCTTCTGCTTTAGTGCGCTTATCCTGAGCTTCAGCCTGACCAGCAGCGCCGCCGTACATACCAGCTTCTGCCATCTGAGTCATAACTCCACCAGTATCGTCAGCTAGCATACCCCGTGTAGTCTCTTCCCCGATTAAAGCGGCAGCACGTTCCTCGGTTTGACGTTGGCGGAAAGCCTTGGCACCAGCAATAGCAAGACCCTTACGCTGAGACACCATCTCTTCAACGCGCTTAGTAACGCCAGACGTTATGTCCTGTATCTTGCGATCAAACATAGAACGCTTAGACTTCAGAGACAAACGCTTCTGTTCCTCTGTCTTGAACTGAGCTTCGCTTACCCGCTTCTTCTTTTCGGAGGCAACTTGATCTGCTAGTTCCTTGAAGTTCTCTCCGAATTCAGCTAGGTTCCCAGACTTAAATGCCTTTGCTGCCTGAGCTACCTTGCCAGCACGTAACAGATCGACAACTTCAAGCATCGTAGCGTAAGCGTTCTCTGCATCCACCTCTGCTTGTGGGCGACGGAATGGAACTTCAGGCTCCTCTACGGTCGTAGGTTCTGGCTCATCTACGACTGTCGCTTCTTGATTTTCAATCTCGTTGAAGTTCAGGCCAGTTTCTTTCCAAAGGTTGGCAGCCTTAAATGCAGCAGCAGCTTCAGCCCTCTTACCCTGTCCTAACAATGTACGTACATTCTGGAGAGACTCAGCTTGAGTTGCATTTAAGCTGACGTTATCCTGAATCGATGTACCTCTTGACTGCGCTTCGATTGCGTCATTCAAGAAGCCAATCATCATGCCTTGGATTTTGTCTAGATCCTTAATGGCTTTCTTAACCATTGCTTCTCTAGTGCCAAGCTTAGTCATACGCGCAATCATCTGGCGAACAACATCGATAATAGACTCAAGCAAGGTTGGCTGATTTTTAGCTAATCTCTTCCAGAATAATTCTTCGCCAAATAATACGCCAAGCACATCAGCAGCAACTTCTTCGGTTAGCTTGTCTTCTGTATAACCAACTTCACGCAGCTTTTGTTTTAGTTCATTGGTGATATCACTATCAAGGTAACGCTCCATCGCATTCATCAATGCCTGAGCAGCAACCCTATCGCGGGAGGCAAGCTCATGGAACAACTCGTGACCAAAGACAGTGAATTCTCCACCCGCTGATGTACGGCCACCATTTATACCAATAACGCCCCGACCCATTGAGATGCCTTGACGACGACCGATCCAATTAGATCCCTTGTAGTTCCACACCTTTACTTGGATGCCAAGTGCGTCAGCTAATTTCTGAAGGGGTGGTGGAGTAGGTACAATCTCGTAGTCTGTGCGATTAGATGTGCCAGCTCCTTGCCGTTGGTTATCCCAATTGACAATATTGTTTAAGAACTGATCGTCAGTCATCGTGCCGTCTGACATTCGTTCTTCGCCGGACTCGCTCACCACAGGCACAGCTTCCTGCGTAGCTTGAGACGTTGGTGTTATGACGGGCGCTTCGAACTCTTGAACGCCTTGTGCAGCCCCTGGTGCAGCCGTATAACCACCTTCTTGGAGTACTGTCTCTAAGCTAGGCCCAAGCAGTGGGGAGAATGTTTGCTCAGCCACCTCTCTTGGGAAGCCGCGCTCAACCATTTCCTGAACACCAAGGTCAGCTTGTTGACGACGGTATTGTTCTGGAAGAGTTTCAAGGTTAGCAACACGGCGTTCGTAACCACGGATCTGAACTGCCTGCTCTTCTTGGGTGAGAGGAACAACAGGAGGTTCTATGCCAGCCTCTTGGTCGGTTGTTAGCGGTGGGCGAGCTGATGTGATTCCAAACTCAGCTTCTTGCATACCAAGATTTGCGGCAGTCTTAACACCTTCCATTGATGGAGCGCCAGCCACGCGCTGAATCTGCGATGCCTCTGCCTGAGCTGCAGCAAGATCAAACTCTGGTAGTTGATTTATGAATGCAGGAGCAAACTGTGGTGCCGACTCTGATATGCGACGACCTTGGTTGACGAGATCAACATCTTTAGCCAACTCCTGAAGATTCAGATTAGGGTTAGCATTTTGTAAACGAATGCGAGTCTCTGGATCCGCAACACTCCACTGATGTGCCATAAACGCGGGAGACCTTGCAGCTGAAGTCATCTCTACTGCGGTGAGTTGTCCTGCGCCGGGGCCGCTATATGCCTGTCCAGTTGGCTCTGCTGCTTTAGCTACGGATTCAACGCCTTTATCCATAGCAATCTTTCCGCCACCGAATCCAGCGCCAGCCAGCATACCCATAGCGCCACCAGCACCAGCAGCTTCAAAAACACCTTCCAGTAAAGACTTCTCTGGTGTAGCGCCTGACACCACACCGCCCACGTTCTGAGCAAACTGAGATCCGCCTTCTTGTAAGGTTTCTTCTGCAGTTTCTTTTGCTACGCCGAAACCAAACTCTTTGGCAACAGCAGCAGCAGATCGCTTACCTACTTCCTGTTCAACCTTATTAGCAACACGACCTAATACCGCAGCCTCAAGAGCAGCAGCACCAGTTAATTTACTAGCAACAGCAGAAATAGAACCAGCCAAAGCAGTAGATACCAATGAAGCATCGTTTGCCAACTTCATACGAGCAAGTTGTGGATTGCCTAGTTCTTTGACGAGTTGTTGATATTGAGGAGACTTGGATAATTCTTCCTCTTTCATATTCAGAATGTGGCTACGTGAATCTGAGCCAGCCATACCGCCTTCCATCACAGCATTCAAACCAAGTACTGTGCGAGTAGCATTGGTAGCGGCAGCAGCCTGAGCGGCCTCAGCAGTTAGGCCAGCTTCAGCACCCCAAGCCAAGGTACGCATTGCAACGGCACGAGCTGCCATACCAATTGTGGCAAGCTGTGGAACCATCTGAACAACCATAGAACCAGCCAGACGTGGATTTGTAACAACGGTTGAGAAGCTATCGACAAATCCTTTTGCATCTTCTAGTTCCTTTTGTTGCGCTTGTAGGGCGGGTGATTGTTGTTGCTGAAGCATTTTCCGGCCTTCAGCAAGATTCTCTGTACCTGTCTTGCCAGTACGGTCTTTGATTGCCTGATCTATCTTCCCGCCAGAAACTAAGTTGGCGATCTCATACCCAGCACCATAAAGCTGCAAGCCGCCAATAACAAGATCGTTTGCAGAGTCGCCCAAAAAATTACCTTCAGGTTTTTTAGACGACAAAATATCTGATTGGGCTTGATCGCGACGGATTGATTGTTCGTAAGCTGCTAGGGGATCAAATGCTGGGGCGGCGCTGGGGCCTGAGGTTGAGGGCGCAATGCCTCGACGACGAGAGGAAGGGGAAGGGAGACCTGCGGCAAGTGCCTGATCGGCCAGCACACCCGGCTGGTAGTCTTGACCGATCTGAGAACTAGAGTACTGGCCCGGAACATATTCTGCACCAATTGCTTGACGAGCAAACGCTCCGGGTTCATACTTACCGCTTGATATCGCTTGACCCTTTCTCCGTGATTCGGTTCCTGCTTCGTTGGAAGTCTTATAGATCGGAGAAGTTGCCATTTAGTTTCCTTACTTTTTAGGCTTTGCCGTTACTACGTCCGGCACTGGTATCTCTGTGGTTGCTTTTGCCGCCGCTTCGGGTATAGACCATCCCTTTTGGCGATACTGCTCTGCTCTAGCAGCAACTGTACTAGCCCAACGCATATAGGATGAAGGCTCCCAAGTAAACGATGGGTTGCTTGCGAACTTGCCAGCAAATTCTAATGTGTACTTATAAAGGTCTTTGCCAGCCTCGTCGCCTTTATCTTTGTTAGCTGCTGCCAAGCGAGCATTAGATTCATAGACAGTACGATCCATAGCTGCTGCTGTTACCATACCTGTACGACGATCTTCGCCGCCTTCGGTAATGCCAAGCTTACGCAGATCAGCCATAGTCTTACCATATGCATCGGCAGACATTGACGGAAGTATAACATCGTCGAACATATCAAATACCTGTTTACCACCACGCAGACCTACAACTTTGGGGCCCGTAATAGGATCTTTGATAACCTGAAGTTGAACGTCATCACCAATCTTGATCTTGCCGTTCTTGTTAAACATATCTCTAGCGCCCTTCTCATCGCCAGTAGTCATGAAGTAACGCGCAGCATCAATGGCACCTTCGCTTTCAATCTGCTTGCGACGAGCCTTAGCTTGATCCAACATCTCAGGAGTAAGCTTCCCGTGACGAGCTTGCACAGACATGAACTGATCTGCAAAGCGTTGCTGGAATTCTAATGGATCCATTGGGCCGACTTGCTTGATAGAGCCCGGCTTGAAGAACAAACCTTTCTCTTTCATTGCTCCTACTTCATCTTCTGGATTTTGGAATCGCTTGAATCCTTGAGACTTGTTTGTACGAGCGTCAATGACCTCAGCTTCATACCCACCTTGAGATTCTTTTTGTATATTTGCTAACGTAGAACGCAAGTCTGTTTGAAACTCTTCTTCTCTTTTAGCGGCAGCAATATCCATGCCAGTCTTCTGCATGGCTTGTTCTTGGAGCTGCTTATCGAGAGCGAAGCGCTGCTCTTCCATACCTGCTCTCTTTTCTTCAAGAGCCATACGCTGCTTATCTCGCTCCGTTGCCTGTCTGCGAGCCTCGATCTCACTCATCTGACCATAGCCTTGAGCAAAGCCCTCAGCGAATGCGCCTAGTCCACGTCCCATAGCCATTATTTTTTCCCCTTGCTCATGCCGCGCTTGCGTTGGATAGCTGCCGGAGTATGTGTTTTCTTTACAATCTTATCCAGCTTCTTCTTGCCTATAGCCTTAACTGTATCTGCAGGTAATACGTATTCACCATCTGACAACATTGCAGGAATCATATCATCAACAGGGCCGCCGGGTCCGCTAACTAAGCCACGCTTTCTTGTCGAGCCACCATCAGCAAGGCCAAACATTTTTCCGCCAATAGATCCTGTTGGAGCGCCGAACGCCATACCAGCAAGACCACCAAGACCTTTAAACAAACCGCCAATACCTTCTTGTTGAGCTTGGTATCCTTGCATACGACCAGCAAACTCTTGGCCATAAATATTTCCTGCTGTGCCGTAGGCTTGGGTTGCTCCTTGGTAGCCTTGCATTGCACCTTGGAAACCGGGTGCCATTATCTGACCCGGAACCATAGCTCCTTGTTGAGCGCCGCCAGCCGCAGCAAGACTTACTCCTTGAGAGCCAGTGATGTTTGTTGGCAGGTTTCTACCCAGAGCAGCAGCGTCATACTTCAATGCTCTAGCTTTTTCAACAGCGCCTTCGCGAGCACCTGTAGCAGCAGCCGCACGAGCAAGAGCTTCCTGCAAATTCAACTGTTGGTTTAATGCAGCGAATCGACCTGAGCCCGTAGACAAACCAGAAGCACGAGCTTGACGAGCTCCTTGTGCTCGCATCTGACCAAATGAACTACCGATATCTCCAACAGCTTGACGTGCCAATTGCTCACGGCCAGCCTCTGTATCATATGCTTGAGCTTCAGCTGCCAGTTTTTCTTCTAGTGGCCTGAAGGTCTCCTTCATGTACTGCTCATACTCTCTTGCTTGGCGAGACGCTTCTGCCTGAGTTTCTACTTGGCCAGTAAGAACCTGTTGAAGAATTGGCTTGAACTCTTGGTATTGTTGCTTATAGAAGTCAAGCGTATCTTTGGCTATTTCCTTTTGAGCTTCAGCGGTTGTCTTTGCAGCCTCTGCAGAAGCAATCATGCCGGGGTTAGGGTCTGGTGCTGATCCCTTGCCGCCAAAAGCTATGTTGCGTTTTTGCCACACAGCCAACTTGCGCTCAACTGGATCGTTAGGGTTGTCGCATACGTCCCCGTAGAACTCCATAAAACTATTATGTTTGTCGAACATTTTTTATCCCTTACAGAAATCGACAATCTTTACGCCATAAGACGTATATGACCACATCATCACCATCAAATCCGGCACCTTTAAGCCGAGCTTCTTCCGTGAATCCAATCTTTTCTACTAGGTTTTTAGATTCCTCGTTTCCATCCTCAACCCAAGCAGATACTCTATCGCAACCTAGCTGCATGAATGGATAAGAAAAAGCAACTCTTAGCAGTGATTTGCTTATCCACTTCTTCCCTCGGCCAGCGCAATGCATGAAGATGTTTTTCTTTGTGAATCCTTCATACAGAACAGCACCAACAAGACCACCATCTATTTCCCTACCGATACCTTGCATCTCAGCGGAATACATAACTGGAACGCCTAAGTCTCTTATGAAGTGCCATACACGATCAGGATCGTTAATTAGTTTTTCCATAAATTAAAAGTTTATTCGAACAATTATCTCGTTGACTTTTGCAATAACATCCTCTAATGTTGCATCAGAATCAAGCTGCAATATTGCCCCACCTCTAACACCATTCATTAGTTCTATGTTTTGTTTCATTGGCTGCAGAATAGAAGCCATCCTAAGATCAGAAACAGTGCTCGGAGATATTGATGGTATCGACGGTTTCTTTTCTCTGTTCGATGGATCTATGTGCGTTCTAGGAGGTTGTTTTGCCATCTGTTATTCCAGTCTAGCTAGTTCTTTAGCGGTAGATGCCATCTTTATATAGCGAAACTCCAAGTTACCTGCCAACTTAACCTCAAACTTCTGAGACTTCAGTCCGGATGGCAATCGGTATACGCCATTGGCTAGATATACCGTGTTGTATACCTCAGTCATAACACCATCTTTTTCTGCATAGAGAGTGAACTGCACAAACCTATCATCAATCAAGCTTGGCACGTTCTCTAGTATTGATCCATTGATATCAAAATGATTTAATACCGTATCGTTTATTGCGCCATTAAGAGGGGCTCCAGTATTCCACAAGGCTATGTTTGCATTGATTATTTCCTGCCTAGACTCTGCAGCTTGCTCCGAGGAAGCTACGCTAGCAAAGTCCCCGCCAATCTCAACGGCACCGAAATTGGTTGGCATATCAAATATAAATGTTTTTGATAACCATTCAAACGGGAAGTTATTATAAATGTCGCCTTCCCATTTGTAGATGGTTGTGCCATCCAAGTAATACATGTTCGATGTTTCTGGGTTTACATAACAAGCAGAAGCAATCGCACTAGTTAGGGATAATGGATTTGATGGGATAGCCCTATCCAGAATAACACCGCCGTTAGGAAGTGGATGCTTTGCTCCCTGTTTATAAAATGCAAAGTACTTGCCGTTATATACAGCGCTTCTCATGGTTACTGGATTGAACGCGCCAAACTCATCCTTGGTAAATAAGTTACCAGTTGCTAATCCGCCAGCTCCAGCGCCAATCATGCAGATTCCGTTAGGACTAGCATACATAACACCAGCATCGTCTGATGTTATAGAGCGAGCGCTGATGCAAGGTTCAAGCGTTGCTAGCTTTTCTGGGGTCATAGCCTCAGGCAAGTTGCCGCTCATGATGTAAGGATAGCCCTTAGTCATAATAGCTATCGACGATCCAAACACTCCCATACCAACAATGTCAAAGTCAATAGTTTGACGATACTGAACAGGATAGGCATAAGGAGCGTTTACCTCTGAGATTATGATCTCTCGGTTATGCCACCCAACTAGAAAACCGCCCGGGTGGAAAACAACGCCAGTCATGTTTGGCGGCTCAACCCATGTCAAACTAGGAAGTGCCTCACCTAAATTAGTGGCTCTAACATTGTCATGGAATGTATAGCCCGGAGTAGCCACTAATGATGCGGCTATCTCAGCAACAAGCAAGAATGTTGGATCTCCGCCAGCAGAAGTCACTGAGCGATAGATGCGTATCTTTGTTATGTTGCGGTTTGGAAATGCTGTTGGGTTTTGGAAGCCCGCTAGGTTTACGCTATGATTGTTGCGTACAGTTACCGTGTTGGACGCTGCACTTGGAGCTGATTCGCTTTCGATAGAACCAAACTCATCAACGAACGTGTATACGTAAATCCTATCTTCTGGCCCTCCTGATTGCGATCCCCCCGGAACTTCTGTTGCGGTCAGTGCTGATGTTGGCGCAGGTATACCGGCGTAGTACCATTCATCAGGAGGCTCACCATTAAACGAAGAATCCCCAGCGAGGGTTGAGTTTGTTTTTTTAAGAACTAGATTTTCTGCATAATATATTTGCAGGTTCTCTGTCTCATCTAAGATCGGAGACTTAGCAACCCAGACAGGGGTATCCCAAACTATCCACCTGTCATCGCCATTACTATCCAACCCGAGATAGATTGTTTCTCCGCCGGGGATGCAGGAAAAGACAGGCTCAACTGCTTTTGGTTTAAACCAAGACCTAAGATCACCTGAGTAAACCTTAGTATTGATTGCCCTCTGACCTGTTGCGTCATCAAGCAAGTGAGTTGCAATCTTTGGATTGTACCCACCTTGGCTCATCAGTTTCAGACCTGCCATTATTTTTCCTTATTCGATAAGCTTTCCACGGAAGAACGCTTTCTCATTTTGAACAGAGCAGAACTCAGGGTATATAAGTTCATTGTCGACTATTGTCAGAACGGCAAAACCAGAGCAATGATTAGTTGGGTTATCCTCACCATAGTGCATGTGATCCCCATCAACTTCAGCTAGAGTGCCTGTGTCAATGCCCCAACGAACGCCTTTATAATCCGCAAACAATGTAGCCTGCAATCTATGTAGGTGCCCTGTACACATAGACACTCCACTATAGAGTGCGTTGTTCCAAGTGGCGTGTACACCATTTCGGAACCTATGCTTAATCATTAGGCTGTCATTGACAAAGAGACTCATGCTGTGCTTCCATCGAGGGAAGTGCTCAGATAGAGTGAACCCGCCAACGCCTTCATACTCTGGAACAGCTTGGGCTAACCGCGACTCAAATCGCATGTCATGATTACCCATAGTCCACCAAAGTTTTGCGTTGCCAGCGACAGCTTCGATCTCACTTAGTCTTTCACCAACAGCAACTAGCTCTTCTTTGACTGTAGGAGTCCTGCCCCAGCCTTGCTTTGGGAATCTGCTAATAGATGAGCCATCAAATACATCTCCGTTCATCACGACGATAGATGGGCTTAGGTCTTTAACGACCTTCAATAACGCTTTGTGCGCAGTGCTTTCAACACCGGGCCAATAGTGAGCGTCAGATGCCACAACGATTACGCCATTAGCAAGCTCGCAATCAACTCTTGGCGAATGCTCTCTAATAGTGAATGACGGAGAGTTTGGGTGGTCAGCCTTTAGGACATTTCCAAATTTGCCCTCTAAGCTTTTTCGTCTGCGGTGAACAGAGCGAATATTCAAATCAAAAGCTTTTGCTACCTTAGCCGCACTCTTGAGTTTGTCCCAAGCGGATATAAACTCTTGATCGCTGACTTTCATAAGCAGTTACCTCATTGGTAATACGGCCCAAACCGTACTCAGGATTTTGAATAGTGCGGCTCCAACCGTAGCTGAGATTCCTGAGATCATCATCAGCGTTCTCCAGCCACCCTTGGCTTCATCCATAGATTCTTTTATGGATTGGAGACACTCCTTTACCTCATGGAAGTCGTTGCGAAGCAGGCTTAGTTCACGGCGAAGGCCTTCAATCTCAGCTTCATGTTTCCCAAGATCTCTAAATATTTCTTCGCTCATGCTATAAGCTCTCCCGCACGAAGTTGGGCTAAAGTCTTGCCACCTGTATATTGAAAGTGAGCAAGCTCTTTGAACCTCTTCCAATCACCAGCCCACTCAAGGCCAGCTTCCCTACCATACTGACCAACCTTTTGCCATATAGGATCATTACCATCCCATACAGGTTTGCCATTACGCAACGGTACTACATCTATTGCGCACCTATAATTATGCCAACTTTCTCCGGCTTTTGCATTGGTTACTTTCTTGCCGGGGGTAGTTCTGCCTTGTGCATATAGAGCATTCTGGCTTTCATTGTCCCGATAGGTAGATGTTACAAGAATGTCTATACCATTAGTATGGCACAGGTCTATAAAACTCTTAACCTTTTTTTGCACAATAGGCAAGAGATCGTCTAGGTTGCGGCTGTTTATCATTTTCTTTCATCCTTGAGGATCTGTTGGCAGCTAGTTAATTGCTCAACTATTTTGTCGGCTTCGCTTGCGAGTTCGATAAGGCGTCTGGAAGTCTCTTCAGAAAGTCTGGCTGTCGTTCCACCATCACATCCGCAGGCACCGGAGGTAGAGTCGGGCACTCCGTCTTTATTAGAACTGGCTTGGACATCGACCCACAACCCGCCAACACGAGCACGCTCAATAGCAGCAGCTTTTTCACTATCCTTCTCCTGTAGTTTCACTTGGTATTGCTTTGACTGGTTGTTCAGCTTTTTGGTAAGTTCGCGCTCCGTGAACACTGCTTGTGCTCTTGACTCTTCCATAGCCTTAGCCACAGCTTCCGCTTCCTGCGCACGAGCCGCATCCCACTCGCCCTGTTTCAGAGAATCCCCTAGCCACCAACCCGTCGCAAACGCAGCAACTAGAAACGCACCCATTGCCACCCATTTAGCGCTCCACAGATTCGGAAACATCCTTGCCCCTCTTGATAGATTCAACCTTCTCTTGGCCACGGGTAAACGCAGCAACACCTAGAACGGCACCAAACGCCATGTGAAACAGGCCACCATTAGATAGAGTAAGAGGGACCCACTGTTGAGCTACCTCTCCCTTGCCATTGATTTGTAGCAACGACCAAACAATTGGGAACACCAAGAAGTCTGCTAAGTTAATTATCATATAGACAATTGCCATCATAGGACGCCACTTAGTAGTCATCCAGTTTTCACCGAACCATTGAGTCATCACCACTTGCCTCCTTGAGTGAACATCCATATTGTTCCAACAAATATTGACACCGCTACAATTGATCCAATCACAGCGAATATCACTTCTCTTTGTTGTGCCTTCTTCCTAGCTGCTTCAGTGGCCAGCCTTTGTGCATGCATCCTTGCTTCTCTAATGCTCTCGCGTTCAGCCTCAATGATCTTGGCGCGTTCTATGCACATCTCATCGTATAAGCCAGACTCATTGAATCCGTAGATCAGAGTCTCTCTTAATTCAACCTCCATCCTAAACATCTCACGACGCATGAAAACTACGTCTAGAGCTTTTTCTGTTGCTGATCTGTTATCTTTGGGATCTGGTGTTGTTACCTGTTGCTTTTGATATGCGACTTCGATTTGGCCTTGCGCAGAAAAAAAGGTGCGAAGATCATGATAGACCTCACGCACCTCTTTACCTAGAGCAACGGCTTGCTTGACACCTTTGACAGCCGCTTGAGCACCTTCGAAGACCGCAAACAATACTGCGGCTTCAATCATCCTATTCTCCTAAATTATGACTCACCGCCAAGTCTGGTTCCTGTAGCCAACCAAGTAACATTAGAACTTCCGTTAACATAATTACCAGCTGCACCACCAGAGCCGCCGTTAGCAGTTACACTACCTGTGCTTCTTGCCCCATTAGAACCAGAAGCACCGAATCCACCTCCTGATCCACCATTACCAGCTTTTAAAGAAGTTGTGTTACTTGGACCAATTCCACCATTGCCACCAGTAGACGATGTTCCAGAATCTCCAGCGCCACCATTAGCACCATTTGGAGTAGCTATTCCACCCGATCCACCAGAACCAGAGACAACACCACCTCCACCACCGCCGCCACCAAGAACTGCACGACTACCAACACCGATAAATACTACCGATCCTCCACCACCGCCACCACCACCGCCGCCGCCAGCAATAATTCCATTATTAGTTATGTTTGTAGCAAATCCTACAGATAAAGCAGCTCCACCATTAGTGCCATTTGATCCAGCAGTAGCAGATCCGTTATAGTCTGCGTTACCTCCCTTACCTCCATTACCACCCTTACCTATAATGTTTCCATTATTGGTTATTGATATCACATCGCCAGAAGTGAATCCGGAGACAGTAAATGCGGCCGATCCAGTTGAGGTGCTGCCAATAGTTACACCTTCATTGATGGTGACATTAACATTTGTCAAGCCAGCAATGTAACCGCCGCCAAGATTATTAAATAGGTTGTAGTTGTTTCTGTTTGATGATATGGTTATCGATATTGTGTGTCTATTCTGGGTGCCATAAAAATTACTCATGGATATAACGCCAGACGTAGGCACGGAACCATTGATAGACGAGTCAGGAACTAAACCACCACCCCGGTAGTATTCATTGATGCTGATTGGGTTTGATCCACCAAATTCATTTTGGAGATCAGTTAATGATAAGACTCCAGATGACGGAACTGACATTGTTACACCGTGCCATAAGCTGTGATGTTGCCAGAAACAGTTAGATCGCCAGACGAATCTAGTCTCATCTTGTTGCTTCCGTCATATTTGAAATAAATAATCCCAGAACTTTCGACAATGCTCCAGCTATTCAGGTTGACAATTCTATCGACATAGGCTGTTGTTGCCACCTTATTAGAGTTGTCGCTATTGTTTTGTGTTGTTGCTGTTGCCGAGCTTCCCAGCGATACGGACAATCCAAATGTTGCCGCGCCAGAAACATCCAACGACTGAGCTTCAAGATCAACAAAGGTTCCATCGCCGGGATCTGATTGACCAATGTCTACGCCATCAAGATCTGTGATGTTTACGCCCTCTGAAATATCAGACACAGCTTTTGCAGTTAAGCGAAGTTCAAACTTATCGCCACCGATCCAGTCCAAAGCAACCGTGCCATCTTGGCCACGAAGAACGGTCATCACGTCGCCAGAGCGAGCAGTAACCTTAACTATCTCAATGTCATTGGCAGCATTGTTAAGTGTTGCATAAAAGTAATCAGCGCCACCAGTAGATGGGAACAGACCTCCAGACGATCCAGCCACAGTAATCGATGTGTCTGTACTTACAATGCCTGATGCTAGAGTAGTAGTAGCGTTGTTAGCAAATTTAATAGCCATAAATTTTTACTCCCGTGATTGTTATTCTCTGTATGAGGTTGATGCAGCAATGTTAACAACCTGTACGGAGGCACTAATGTCTTGCACTGATACTGTTCTAGCTATTCTTACTTCAGATATTTTTGCAGCTAACCTGTATATTGGTTTGCCAACAATGGCAGACATCTCTGCGGTAACATATATATTTCCGGAACCAGAAGTGCTGTAGTTTCCTATTGCAGAAACATATCCTATAGCCGTTATATCTGCGCTACCAGAATGGACAAAAGAAACGAATGCCTGTAAAAATGCGTTAGCATTTATGGCGGCACCACCAACTATGACAGATGCAGCATTCACATCTAAGCTTGCGTTAGCAGTTATACTAGCATTCCCAAGTTCAACATTAGCTACATTTGCTTCTACTGTTGCGTTAGCAGTAATAGATCCTTGAAAGAATCTAATACATACAGCATTAGCAACTGCATTAGCTACAGCATTTATAGATGCAGCTATACCCTGATCGTCACCTTCGCAATAGCCAGCTACCCAGTAACCTACATCACAATAGCGATCAGCAGGACCTACATCACCTTCGCAGTATCCGGCAACCCAATAATCAGGAACGACATAACTAGACATTTAAGTTGCTTCTGATGTTATTGGTTCAATTGTTCGGATATTCTCTACCCAGCACTCATTAGACTGATTCCATCCCCAATCGCCTTCTGGTTTTGGGTCACGTATTATCCAACCTTGTGGATACCACCAGACGACCTCTTTACCTTCAGGACATTCAGGAGCATCAGGAACCTCAACCCATCC